CTAAACCAGTTCTGCAATTCTTGATACTGCAACATATATCTCGGATATCCGATACCACGTCCTAAAATCTACAGTTCCTGTTACCGGAATTCCAAATATCCTCTGAAATTCTTCAACTGCCGCCCTAGTTGCCGGTCCATAGATACCATCTGCCCGTATCGTCGGCAATGCCGGATAACTCTGCGCTATTCTGTTTAACTGCTCCTGCATCTGACGTACCTTCGCCCCCTGAGAGCCAACTTGCAGGTCTCCCGGGAAGGACGCCGGCACCCCGCTGATCTCTTCGGCGGTGTTGATAAACATACTGCTTCCGTAATAATAGCGTAGAATTTCGATTGCGGAATAGCCGCGGTCTGCGAGAAATTTAGAGCCCCATTGGGTCATCCTAATTGTTATAGCGTATGCAGTATACTAATTTATGCTTCTCTTGCAAGGTCAAAATCTGAACCTTCCACAAACTCGCCATCCTCGTCACATTCGCAATATTCAAGGGCATATTCTTCGATGTCCCAAACATATCCGCTGGAATACGTACAATTATGTTTTGCAAGCTCCGCTTTTGCGTCCTGTTCCTGTTCAATGCTCCACCTTTGCAGTTCTTCGGGGTTACTATCAATGCCGAAAATTGTATCTCCTTTTGAAAATCTTTTGTATTCCCTGCTTGTTAAATTTGCGTACCCTTTTTTCAAAATGATTGTATTAAACATATTTCTTTTCCCTCCGTTCTTTTGATGATTATATCGCTTCTCATGCGTTTAATCTTTTTCGAGTTCTAATAGTGTATCAGCCGATGTCTTTAATGCTTTGCAGATATTAGCAAAAGTCTCTATGCTCGGTGTCCGTTCTCCGTTCTCCCATCGGCTAATGTCCTTCTGATACACTCCAAGCACTTCCGCTAATTCTTTTTGTGTAATACCTGCTGCCTTCCTTGCATTTTTGATATTTTCGTTAATGTTCATTTTGCCCCCTTCTTCCGTTGGTGCGCCCTTATTATAAGGGCAGCACACAATTTCGCCACACCAACCACTATTAAGAAAATTCCTAATTTTAAAATCATACGCTTTACTTGGCTTTGGGTTTATGATATATTTTGTTTAGGCGGCGGGCTTTCGCCCGCCTCGGCTTTTAGCCTAACAACTTATCTATTAAGATTAGGGTTGTTCCTATGATTAAGTCTATCAGTGCACCGATTGCCAAATCTTGCCATTTGATAGGCTTTTTCTTATGTTTCTTTTTCTTCCCCATTGCCTTATCTCCTTTCCAGTGCTTTACACTTATTTTTCTTTTTTCTCCTCTCTATGTTTTATATTATATACCCTTTCGGGTATTATGTCAACGTTTTTTTATATTTTTTCCAATTTTATGCACAAAAATAAAGGGGTATAGCCCACGCCATACCCCAACATTACAATTACATTCTCTTTATTGCTCGGAAACCTCGGCTTTTACCTTTTTCGCCTCGATTGCCTTCTTTGCCGCCTCTGCCTCTGCTTTTGTCATGCCCTCTGCATAAAGCAGGCTATACTCTGTTTTCCTGATTGCAAGCAATACATTTACGCCCGCCCTTCTTGCCTCTGCTGCCCTCTGTAGTGCCTCATTTCGGGCTTTAAATGTTCCGCAGGTGACTTTATATGACTTTTCCTTTTTTAATAACTCCTGCGCCTCTCCTGTCGTCTTACTTTCCTTATTCTCTGCCATGCGCGCCTCCTATCTCAATTTTAAGACCTGCCCCACATTGATAATGTTGGCATTTTTGATATTGTTCAGCTTCACAAGGGCGGCAACCGTTGTGTTGTATTTCTTTGCGATTGCGCTCAATGTATCACCGCATCTTACGGTATATGTTGCCGGCATGGATACATCCGTAAGCGCATTAACCGCCGCCTGCACTTCCGCATAATTATAGCCCGCCGCCTCTAAACGCTGCTTTCTTTCGGGGCTGTTGCCCCATATACCTGCTCTCACTTCCTGCGCCACTTCCGCAACGCTCTTTTTCGCCGGTGCTGCCGGTTTTTCCGGTTCTGCCACTGTTGCCATGCTCGCATAGTCCGGCAACCCGTAACCTCTGATATACCTGCCGTTTACCTGCAGTTCGCGGTATCCTACTGCATTATTTTTATTTCCCTCGATTACCTTGATCGTGCTGCCTGAGATGCCACATACTATCCCTACATGATCTGGATAACCGGTATTGTCGCCTTTTCCAGTATCCTGCCAATCGTAAAAAATCACGTCCCCCATGTCCGGCACATACGCGTCATTTTCCTGCCAACGCCCTGCAGCTTTGTATAGGTCAATCATGTTGCCACACCCGCATTCACGCGGGATAATTGCAGATAATCCCGCCGCGATTCCTACCGCGCTGACAAAAGTAGCGCACCATTTATCATTATATTTTACCGTATATCCACGCGGCAGGGGCTTTACCGAATTGTAAACGTCAATAATCTGCTTGTGTGTGCCGTTGCTCTCTTTGCAGCTTTCCCACGCTTTTGCGGTATTAACTGCTTTTTCCCTTAACTGTTTCTCTGTCATAATGTTCCTCCTTCTTTTTTCAGGTTGCAGCGTCCTCTTAACTCGCACTTTTCGCAATTCTGGTTCTTGCAGACCAAATCATTGATCTTTCCCCCAATCTTTTCATCCGCAATCTTTAACGTCTTTATCAGCCAGACCGGAACTTTCTCCGGCATGATCACATAAAGGTTTTCTAAAATGCTTGTAAACTCATTCACAAGCATAACGGCGGTAACATACCACCCAATCAGCATCGCAAAATCTAAGCTGATTCCTGCGCCTGCTCCCATTTCCTTAATGCCCCACCCGATTAAAAAGGCGGTTCCAATCATCACGAAATACATAAGTTTCTTGATAATTCCCTGCAAGCCGGTTTTTGAATTCCAATCCCTCAAAAAATACTTTGCTTTGATCCAGCCGGTTGCATAATCAATCACAACCGCCGCCATAAATAAGATTAGAATTACCGGTATCTTTCCCAATGCCGCCGCTGCCGCTGTAAAAATTGCCGATACGCTCAAACCTACCGTGTCCGGCGCCCTCATTGCTGCAAAAAAATCCTTCATACATGAGCCTCCTTTTCTTGTAAAAAAATAAAGCCTATCGGCTTTTCTTTGCTTTGGCTTACACCGCGTTGGTTCATTGTGGTGTAAAACCGTTTCTACAGCATTTTGTACATATTTTAATGCTGTTCCATTATTTTTATATGCTCCCTGCCCTCGCCCCCCTCCATCTATATTGTAAAAGCCAGACGGATTCCTCCGCCCGGCTCTAAATAAGCAAAAGCCTTAAAATCCTACTGGATAGTTAAAATTAACATATGCTGTTTCACTTCTGGCAGAGGTGCCTAAGTTAATAGTCAAACCACCTGCACTAGATATCATTGCATGTTTTATGATTTTATTATAATCCTCCACCGAAGTAGTGCTATATACTCCTAACACAGTAAAATAAGGTTTATATGCACTTCTTAGAGTTAAAGAAATATTAGAAGAAGTATAAGTTGTTGATATAGCAAAAAAAAGATTTAGTGAACCGCCCCATTTACATATGTTATTACATACTACGCCATTTGGTAATGATGCAGTAAAAACAGCCGTAGTATTTAAAGGTGTGTATGTTAATCTACCCCATACATATCTCATATTTTTAAACACTGCTGACACATTATAAAGTATGTCCTTAAGTTTCATAGGGCTTTTTAAAAGGGAAAAACTCACCATGTAACTACTGGGGTTGGTAGAATTATCCTCACTTACAAATGTTGCTGTACTATCAGAAATATCATCTGCCATATGATCCCACTTTTCTTTTTCCGTTGCCGTTACGTGAATTGTGCCATTCCCGGTGTGGGTGTCTAATTCCGTCTGGTTCGCTTTTGTTCCTATGGCTGCATCTAACGCTGTAACAACGTCCTTGTTTTCCTCTATGGCATCCGCCACCTCTTTCAAAGTGTCCAGCGTTTCCGGCGCACCACCGATTAGATCAGCCACCTTTTGGTCTGTGTACCCTGCTGCCTGCTGGTATATGTCATTTGCGTAGTCTTTTGCTGATTCTAAAGATTTGTTCCATCCACTTTTTTCAGCGTCCGTTACAAACCGATGCGTGCTATCCTGCGTGATAATGTCCGCATGGTGCGTGTCTGGATGGCTGTACTTGTTTGCACCCTCTTCTATGCCGTCCAATTTTTCCTTGTCCGCCGCCGCAAGAAATCCCGCCTCCGTATCGGTGGCTTCGGAATGGCTATGGTCTTTTTCCGCCTTGTCATCCCATCCCTTCCGTTCCCCGGCAGTGATATGCATCACTTTATCGGTCGTGTGCCTCTGCAGATCCTCTTCTAATGCGAATGTGTTAGGAGTGATGTCAACGCTTATCTTGTCTGCATTGCTTACCGGTATGGCAAAAATAAATTCCACTAAGAATTCTTTGTTTTCCGATTCGCCCGGTATCAATTCGCCGTCCCTGTCTTGTATCACCGCAAAAAGAATCTCTTCGTCAGACCCTGCGAGTTTTGCAAAAAGCCCAACCTTCCGCAATATATAGGATGTGGCAAGCCCGTTATTTTGTATGCGCACGTCAACCGCTATGGCGTTGTCAATTATGTCGATCTTTGCTATCTGCAATGCGTGGTTCGGTTCGCTGATCTGCGTCTGCGCCAGTAATGACACTGGATCCGTGTAGCTCTCACTACCGATTGCCTTTGTGATAACAATATTTCCGTTTATAAATGCTTTTGATAATAAATTCATACCTTGGTTCGTTACAACCGCTTCATTCCATGCCATAATTTTTCACCTCAGTCTTGATTTTTTTACGGCTTCCCGCAAGCCGTATCCCTGTGTATATGTCTGCCGATCCTTTGACCGGTATTTGCATTGTAATGCATGTGTCCAATGGCAAAAGACTATCTAAAATTTCATATACCATTTCTAAGCTGCCTGCCACATCATCAATCAGTACGACCAATTCATTATTGCTGTATATTGGCTTTAATTCAATATTCTTTGAATAACCGGATAGCAACGCATTTAGTTCTGATAAGCTCATCTTCCGGCGGTTCATCATATAGAAAATGTATGCTTTCCTTTCATCTAGGCTCTGCGCCGCTTTCGGCGTTATTCCTATGATTCTTTCAAATCTGCTTATTCCTGCCTCGTTTGCGGTAAATATAAACATATTCTGTATGACCTCGGATATCTGCTTTTTTAATTTTTCAAACTCCGCATCCTCCGCTCTTGCAATCTGCTGCATTTCCTTGATCTGTTTCAGCACCGGAGGATAGTGGTTGATTATTCCCTGCATACGATTTCCCCCCTGACCGGTATTGCATTTGGATCCAACAGCAGATTTTCCTCTTTCCCGTTCAATGCCGTATTCTGCACGTCAATAACGCCTTCCACGCTTGCGATTGCCGCATTTACTTTTAAGATCCTTACTGTCAGATATTCCTCATTTTCCCAACTTTTTGCAAGCTCCAAATAGTATCCGTCTAATTTTGCCTGCGCGCCTGTCAGTACATCCTCTGACGCGTAACCAGAATCTATCGTTATTTCTGTTTCTATGTTTACCGCTTCCTGTGCGCATGGACATATATCTACAACGTGGAACCAAGCCGCCTTGCCTTCCCCTTCTCCCTGCTTTCCAATCGGATCAATGATTTCCTGTACATCTGCCGCAAGGGAATCACTTGGTTTCTGGTAAAGGCTGTTAAGGAAATATATTTTTATCCGTCTTTCTTCTTTTGTCGCCCTGTAAATTTTGCAGGCTCCAACTCCCGGTATTTCATGCATTGCCTGTTTATACCATGCCCGGTTGCCGCCGAATGCCTGCGCCGCCGTCACGGTTGAAAGATATCGCGCGCGGAAATCCTCTGTTTTCTCCTCATCGCGCGCAGGTGTTATCAATTCCGTTAATTCCCCGGTGTCGTAACCGTCTATATATTCAATCGGTGCCAGTTCCCCCTGCTTCGTGTTTCCGATAGTCCCTGACTGCTCGCACATAAGCCGGTATGTCTGATCTTCTTTCTTCTCTGTGCATATATAGGTTAATTCCCCGGCAGAAAACCGCGCATTTAACGGAATATCGGTATTGAATGATGCTTTCCATAGTGCGTTTGATGCCTCAAGCGGCGTTATGCCCCTTTCCTTTGCGCGGAGGATCAAATGCTCCCTGTCTGCCGTTTCTGCATAACCGTTTTGCTCTATCAACCCCAATCCTATATATGCCTGCTCAAATTCTGCGGCTGCGCCTCTGAATGAATGATCAATCAGCGTCCCCTCCTCCGTGCTTATGTCGCTATCTACCGTTGCGATAAGATCAGCCATGATATTATTCTGCGTCTTTTCCTCAAATAGCATTTTGCCGCCTCCTTGCGCTGTTTTTTATATTGCTTCGTCTATAAACTCTATGTCGCCGTATATGGTGTTTGCCGCAAAGCTGATTGTTAAACTGCCGCCCTCCATATTTATCGAAAAATCAGTTATGCCTTGTATGTCCTCGTTAACAAGCAGGCAATCCTCCGTCATTCGCTGCGCCTCCGCCTCTATGTATTCCTCGGTATATCCCTGCCCGATCAGCTCTTCAAATTCACTTCCATAATCCCATGTGTATATATAATGCCGGTAACGCGGGGTTCGTATCGCCAGCCATATCCAGACCTTTATAGCTTCTATCCCTTCCACCATTCCGCCGGTCAACTGCCCGGTTTTAAAATCTATGCCGTATTCCTTCGGGGTTTTTCTTTCCTCTGCCAGCTCCGCTAATTCTTCATCGTCCTCTATGTATGCCGGTAGCAATCCCATCTTTACACCAACCTTTCCAATATGATATAGCGTTCATCGCTCACCCGGTAAACCGCCACTTTATCGCCGCTTTTTAAAGGCGGGGCAAATGTATTCACGTCTTTCTTGGATGGCTCATCATTGTAGACTGCGTAATGATATCCAGTTTTCAGGTGTTCGGCTATCAGCAGATCGCCGCCCGATAATGTCAGTTTTCCGATCCTGCAGCTTTCCGCGCCAGTCATTTCCCCTATCTGGATCGGCGCAGTGTTGTCTTTGCTGCCCTCGTTTCTCATCACTGATAATATTTCCTCGTATGGGTTCATTCCTGCGCCTCCTGTTCTTCCGTTTCCTCGTATTCCTTGCTGTCCATGACATTTTTAAAATTTAATTCCAGATTCATAATATGGACGCCGTTTTCCCAAGTGTGCGTGTCACTGTCAATCCAGAAAAGCCCATTTAAGCCGGTTGCCTTATCGTAAACCTCTACCCCATTTCCGGCGATGCACTTTAGATCTCCGTTTATCCCGTCAATCATTACCCGCTTTTCTACTCCCTGCAGTATGCTCTTAGCTGCCGTGTTTTCGTTTATGCCACTTTCCTTTTTATAAATCTGCTGATAGATTCCATATTTTTCAATCCACTTATCGTTTTTTACTTCCCCGACCTGCTCCCCCTTTTCATCGTAAATCTTTACTGTGTTTACCATGTTTTCTATTGTTTCCTCATACTCGGCATTGGTTATGTTATATCCCTCTGCAAGTACGAAATTTTTTACTTTTGTCCCTTTTTCCTCTACTGACAGTCTGGATCCCTTCATGCGGCATATATATTTCTTTCCGGTCTGCTCTGCCGCCTTTGTATAGGCTTTCATGATAATGTCATAGAACGTGTCGCCGTCTATGATCATTTTTTTAATCGTTGCCTTTGTCTCCGCTATGCTGCCGGTTTCAACCTGCAAATCCGCGCATACTTTTTTCGCAATCCTCTCCGCTGTCGTATCTGAAAAATTATAAACTCCGGTGCTTTTAAGCAGGTGGTTCAATAAATCATAGCAAGTATATGTTATAGTTCCAGTTTCGCTTGTTTTCCTTGCGCTTTGTACCTCGCCGAAAAATATCAGTTCGCCATTCTCGTACAGCTTTATCACTTCCCCTGCCCCGATATTCAGTTTTAATTTTTTCACGTTCTTATCATTGGGCGCATGGATTACCGCTATCTCAGCAGCGCGTGCCGCCTGTGATACGGATCCGCCCCATGTGACGCTTGATACCGCCTGCGTTATGTCAGTTCTGTACGTGTATCCGTTTTTACGCCTGATCCATTTTATTTTCATACATTGATCACCAACTGTTGACCGGGATATATTAGGTTTGGATTATCGCCTATTACCCCTTTGTTTTGATTGTAAATCGCCTGCCAGTTCGCACTGCTGCCGGTTAGGTTTTTTGCGATTTTGCTCAGATTATCACCTGCGACTACGGTGTATGTGGTGCTGCTTACTTCCTTTGCCTCCCTCTGCGTATCAGCAGGCACTACCGTCTTTACAACTAACTCCTTTACCTTTGTTTTTTTCACCTTTACTTTCCTGTATTCCTTAAATTCAATCGTGAAATTTATATCTTTCGTCCCATCATTTTCGCCCCATGTGAAACTTTCTATCGTACAATTCATATTGACCGGCGTCCCGGTCATTGTAAGGCGCACAATGCCTTTATTTTTCATTTTCTCAATCAGCTTTACGCTTTGCTTTGGTGTGGGAAAGGTCGTATACTCGCAAAAGTTATATTTCTGTTTTGGGAAAAAAGAGGAAAAGGAAATATTTTTCAATTTCCTTTTCCCTAACAGATTTACTTCGCCCAATGAATTGATAACTACCTGCGTGTTATTGCTTTCGCTTGTTACTTCATATTCTGATGGCAGGACTGCGAACCGGAATTTTGTCTTGCCCTGCTTTAACCAAATCTGCAATTTTCTGCCTCCTTATGCCGTTCCGATATTAAGCGCTGTTTTCTTTAACTTATACGCCAATGCCTCCGCTATGCGGTCTATATCTTCATCGCTGCGCACTTCTATTTTGTCTGCCAATTTCTGGATTGTGATCTGTATGGATCCGGTTCCGCTTCTTGCGCCCTCTTTCCGCGCCATTTCTATGCTTTTATCGTGTGGGTATACCCTAGAACCTCTCGGCAGGTCTACAATCTCGCCCCCGCGGTCATGGATCACTGCTGCGCCGCCCTGCCAATTATTCGTTCCTTTGTATAGCATCGGTATTGTCGGTATGTTGATTGAGAACGATTTCCCGCCGATAACCGGAACCCAGTCCGGGATTGTCAATCCCAGCTTGTTAATGCCGGAAATCGCCCCGTTTATAAGCCCGATCACAGCGTTAATCGGTGTTTTGACCAATGCGACAAGGCTTTCAAATACGCCTTTGAATATTGTTTTTATGCCATCCCATGCCTTTGACCAGTTTCCGGTGAACACGCCCGAAATAAATGTTATGATGCCGTCAAAAACCGTCATTACCCCGCTTATGATCGAAGTTATGCTGTTTACCGCTGCCGAAATCGCACCCCCGATTGTTGAGAATGCAACCTTTACAACCGGCACGATTACCGACATCACTTTTTGTATGATCCCGGCAATGAAGCTAAACGCCGTACCCACCACCGCTTTAAGCGCCGTTATCACTGCGCCCACCGTGCTGCAGGTGCTGCTCACTTTTTCGCCGAAAATACCAGCTATGACGCTTGCTACCGTCCTGACCACTTTTCCGATTGCGTTAAACACGGTTCCAAATATCGTCTTTAATCCGTTTATGATGCTGCCGACCCTTGCTTTGATGTTGCTTATATTTGCACTGAATTTTTTCATGTCGACGCCGCATTTTGTCAGCACGTTCTTGATCGCGTTTCCGAGTGCGTTGAAAATGCTTTTTACGATATTTAGGTTTTTAAAGGCATTTACTGCGCCTTTTATGGTGTTGCCTATCACCTTAAACGGTGCTTTTATGATGTTTACCAAGCCGGACAATGCACCGCCCGCAATGGTTTTTAGCCCATTCAGCGCGCCTTTCCAGTCGCCAGTAAACACCCCTTTGACAAACTGACCTACGCCCTTGAAAATGGTCTTTATATTCTCGAACAGCGGTTTTACCGCCTCTACAAAACCGCTGATTAAGCCTTTCGCGGCACCGATTGCAATATCCCATGCGCCCACGATTGCATCAAACACGCCCGCAATCTTGTTTACAACGCCCTCCGGCAGAAATTTCGAAAAAGCGCCCACGACAAAGTTCTTGATTGCGTTTATCTTTGCCTTAAATATGCCGCCTATGGTGTCTACGATGCCGCCCGCTGCCGTCTGGAACCCTTTCAGGGCGGTTTCTGCGTCTCCGCTGAATATCCCTTTCAGCATCTCCCCGACGCCCTTGAATACCGTCCCTATGCTACCGAATATTTTCTTTACATCCTGTATAAGCCCGCCAAACATTGACTTAACTCCCGATACGACCGCTTTTATTACCGGCAATGCCGTATCAAAAGCCTTTGTCAGTCCCGCCGCTATATCCGGTGGAAAGATGTTTTTTAAGCTATTCTTGAATCCCTGTGCCGCGCTGTCCCAATTGCCGGAAAATGCACCGGTAAAGAAATCTAACAGCGCATCAAATACCTGCAGCCCTTTGTCGACTGCCGTTACAATTCCGTCAAATGCTGCCACCGTACCGCCTACAAGCGTTTCCAGTATGCCGCCCGCCTCTGCCGCGCCCGCTTTTATATCGCCTGCGAATTCTTTCTTGAAGATTCCCGCTACTGCTTCGCAAAATCCGCCAATCTTATCCGCTATTCTGCCGACCGTGTCCCCGATTGATTTGAATTTGTTTTTGAATCCCTCAACCGAAAAGCCCGCCTTTTCAAACGCATTTTTAAACCAGTCTCCGACACCCTGTAAAAATCCCTTGACTTGATCCCAGTTCTTTATAATCAGAAATGCCGCTAATGCGATTGCTGCCAGTGCCCCGATCACGATTCCCGCAGGGCTTGTGATCAAGCCGATTGCGCCTTTAAATTTCCCAAATATCTGGACTGCGCTTCCGAATGTTTTTTGTACTGTTCCAACTGTTGTAACCACTTTTCCGAAAATCATTATTGCGGGACCAATCGCCGCCGCAATTCCTGCAAACTTTACAATCGTATTTACCTGATCTTCACTCAAGCTGTTTAACTTGTCACCGACCGCTCCGATAATCTCGGCGACTTTATCAAACACTGGTGTCAATGCCGCCCCGAATTGTATTAAAGAATTTTTAATTTTATTGAACGATATGTTCATGCGTTCCGTTGGCGTCAGCATCTTTTCATACGCCGTTTGTGTCATTCCAGTCGCATCGCCCATTTGCCCTAATACTTTAGCAAAATCAGCGGAACCTTTTCCCGCTAATACCGTAACGCTGTTTAACGCCTCGGTCGAACCAAAAAGTTTTGCCATCGTTTCGGTGTTGCCGCCCGTCTTTTCCTTGATTTCGTCTAAGAATTTAGCCCACCCCACGCTTTGTAAATGTGCTGATGAAAAATCTAACCCTAACTGCTGCGCTGTTTTGCTTGCGTCTGACGACGGTTTTAATATATTGCTGTATGCCGCCTTTAATCCGGTTACTGCCTCGCTTGTGGCGATTCCGTTCTTTGTCAGCACCGCAACGCTGCCAAATAATTCTTCTGTCGAAACATTAAGGCTTGATGCAATTGGTATTACTTTTCCCATGCTGCTCGCCATGTCTCCGAAAGATGTTTTTCCGAAATTTTGCGCAAGCAGCATTTGATCGCTTATTTCCGCCGCCTTGCCTGCCTCTAACCCATACGCATTCAGCACTGTTGTTAAGCCGTCTACTGCCGTTGTGGTATCTGTAAAGCCGCCTTTTGCGGCTTTTACCGCCACTCCCACAAAATCAACGCTTGCCGCCGTATCTACTCCGGCTGAAATCGCTTGGTACTGTGCTTCCGCTATGTCTGTAACCCCTATTCCCACAGCATTAGAAAGATCAATCACCTGCTTTTTTAACGCCTCAATCGGTGCTGCTTGTGTATCTGCAATGGTTCCAACTTTTGCCATAGCGTTTTCAAAATCGTTGCTCATATTCAGAGCGGCTGTTGCTACTCCCGCAATCGGAAGGGTAATTGACTTTGTTGAGGCTGATCCGACACTTGAGATTGTTTTTCCCGCTTTTTGTATATCCCTGCCTGCTTTTTGAAGCTCCCGCCCCATTCGCTGCGCGCTTCTTATCACTTCCTGCGACGGTCTTGTGAATCCATCAATGAATTGCAGCGCCGTGCTGATAACCCTGCCCACATCAGCCACCTCCGATTGCTTTGTTTTCTTCCAC